TTTTCCGTTAGCTCCTAGTTTTGCAAAATGTGCCATAATGTTTCTCCTTATATATTAATTTTAATTACCATTCAACTATTGAAATTTATACCTTATTATCACTATACCACCTCCACCTGCCACTGCAGATCCACAACTGTAACCTAAACCACCAGAACCACCACCAGTACTAGCTGTTCCTGCAACAGCTGCTCTTACTCCACAAGCAATACCACCGTTTCCACCTCCACCTAATCCACCTAAAGCATCTCCAGGAGAATTAAGATCTGATGAACCACCACCGCCACCAGCAAAACTTGTTGGAGTTCCATTAATACTTGTTGTTGCCCCAGCTCCACCATCTCCATACGGGGAAGCCGGTCCTCCATTTTGTCCTGCTGCAGTAGCACCACCACCTCCTCCACCAGCAAAAGCTGGGCTACCTGAAGGTGCGGGACAATTACCACCAGCATTACCTTGAGGAGGACTAACGTTAGGAGTGTTTCCTGCCCCACCTGTAGGATTAGCTGGAGAAGTTCCACCTTGAGCGCCACCACCTGAACCACCTGCTCCAGCGGCTGATCCACTTCCTGGACCAGTTCCACCACCTCCATTGCCTCCACCTGCTGATGTTATTGATGAAAAAATTGAAGCACTTCCAACATTTCCTGGTGATGGATTAGTAGCAGTACCTGCTCCTCCTGCACCTACTGTTATTGGAAAAGATGTTGCTGTAACTGAAAGACCTCCTGGTGCACTTAATGGACTAGCTGTATAAGAGCAAGTAGTTGCTTTACCTTCTCTAAATCCACCTGCGCCTCCACCACCTGCTGCTGTTTTTCCTCCTGAACCACCACCACCAACTACCATATAAGAAACTGTATTTGAACCTGCTGCATTACCTGCATTAGAAACAGAAAAAGTTCCTGGACCTGTAAATGTATGAACTTTAAAATTGGTACAAACAGTTGTAATTGTTCCACCTGTAGCTGAAATAAATGATGGACCTGGAGTGTCTGATTGTAAACCGGAATCTGTTACTAACCAACCTTTTGTTGAATCAACAAAAACTATTGTTACTGCTATACCTTCTGTTCCTAAAACTGGATTAGTTGTTGAACCACCAATTTTGTCTGAACCATTTAAATTTAATGTTAATGGATCTGAATCAAAAGTGTTTGCATAATCTTTAAAACCAACGACTGCTCCAGCAGTTCCTGCAGGAAGATTAACTGTAAATGCTCCACTTGTTGTATCTACAAAATATCCTTCACCAGCCACCGCTGTAAAAGTTGATGTCTTGACTGTTGTTTGCCAGTTAACAGCACCTGTTGCACCAAAGTTTAATGCTGTACCTTGGTTGTTAATTGTTGCACCAGCAGGAATTGTAATAGTGTCACCACTATCTCCTAACTGTGTTGTACCACAATTTGTTCTTGGACTAATTTTATTTACTTTTATTTCACTCATAATTTTTTACTTTCCATAATATTTATTTTTTTAAATAAACTTGGTAATATTTTTGTAAAGTTAATATTAAAAGATATTATAATTTTTTCCATATTTTCTTTTTGTTCAGTTGCTCTGTGTATTACATAACTTGGAAATATTACAATATCTCCTTCTTTAGCTTCTATTTTAATTTTTTTGTTTTGAGAAAAAGGATCTATTAATTCTGTTTTTGCACATTTATTAGAAAATTGTACATAATAAACTCCAGTATAATTTTCTGCGTGTGTATGCCATCCGTGTTTTCCATTTTGATTATATTGTTGAAACCAAATGTTAGTTACATCAACTTTTTCATAACCTAATTTTTTAGCATAATTTTCAAAATGATTTTGTAAAGATGGTAATATATGTTTAACCCATTTCCTATTTTTATCTTTAGATTGTGACCAATCTAAACGATGTATTAAATCACTATAATAATCTTGTTGCTCATTTAAATAATCAGCTTTAGTTTCTTTAATTAATGATACTAAAGTATTTTTTAATTTTTTGTGATCTTTAAAAGAATCTAACAAACAAGGTGTATTTAATTTAAATTTTTTCATAATTAACCGCCTTTATACCTTATTATTACTATACCTGATCCTCCGTTTCCACCAGAACCTGGAGCGTTTTGAGTTCCTCCTCCTCCACCACCAGTGTTTGCTGTTGCACTACAAGCACTAGCTGGTGAAGGTGATCCACCTCTACCATTTCCGCCACCGCCTGCACCGCCAGCTCCACCTGCTGTATTATTAGAAGGTGCAGATCTTGCGCCACCTCCGCCACCACCTGCAAAAAATCTTCCTGGTGATGGACCTGGTGTTCCTACACCAGTGCTTGGGTTAATTCCAGTTCCTACTCCAACACCTCCAGTATTACTCGCTGGGCCACAATCAGCTGCTCCATTACCTCCAGCAGCTCCAGCTCCGCCACCACCACCAGCACTTCCTGAACTTGGTCCACCTGTTCCGCCATCTTGTCCTTGAGGAGGAGTTACAGAAGGTGTATTTCCTGATCCGCCTGCGTTACCGCCTCTATATCCGCCACCACCAGAACCACCATTATTTCCACCTCCACCACTAGCCCCTGCGCCACCACCACCACCAGCAGATGATATTGTTGAAAAACTTGAAGTATTTCCATCACCACCTGGAACTTGAGGTGTAGGGGGATATGATCTTCCTGCACCGCCTCCTCCAACTGTTATTGGAAAAGTCGCTGCTGTTACTGTAATTCTGTTTCCTGGAGTTCCGTGTCCACATAAAGGACTAGCTGTATATGGTGTTACTGGAGATTTTGTTTCTCTAAAACCACCTGCTCCGCCTCCACCACCAACGTCACAACTACCACCTCCACCACCAGCGACAACGATGTATGATACTAAATTATTTGCTGCGCAGCCAGCGAGACTATTTACTGTAAAATTTCCTGGACCTTTAAAAGTTGCAATTTTACAAGTTCCACAAGTTACTAAAGTATTACAAGATCCACTAACTGATGCACATATAAATGATGCACCAGCAAAAGTTGATGCATCATCTTGTGTTGCTACCCATCCTTGAGTTGCATCTACATAAACTAAAACAATAGAAGCACCAGCTGTATCAATAACTACATCTTCATCATTTCCTCCATTAATAGGAGATCCATTTCTACCAATTGTTAAATTAGCTGCCGAAAAATTTCCATTGTAATCTTTTACAGCCACAATATTTCCAACGCTTGGTGATGCTGGTAATGTCATTGTCACTGCTCCTGAAGCGGCAGTGTCTACAAAATAACCCTCACCATTAGCTGCTGTAAAAGCAGTTGTTTTTTTAGTTGTCTGCCAATCAACAGTCCCTGTTCTACCAAAACCTGTTTGTGATGCACCTGATGCTAAAGCAACAGTTTTTCCGCATCCACCTACAGTTAATGTAGATCCTGATTCTGTTGTTATTGTATTTACTTTAATTGTACTTGTCATAATTATTGAAATTTATACCTTATTATTACTATACCACTTGCACCTGCAACACCACTAGAAGAACAATTTTCTTGTCCTGATCCACCATTACCAGTATTTGTTCCAGCTGGACTATTAGTTCCAGGTTGACTTCCTGCTTTTCCACCTGCTGCTCTAGTTGTAGGAGTTCCATTAATTGAACTTGCTGTTCCTGCTCCTCCCGCTGCACCATAAGCTGGATGTGGTGCGCCTACTCCTGCACCTCCGGCTCCACCTCCGCCACCAGCTCTCCCTGATGATGGAGTATCTCCTGAACCTCCAGGTTGACCTTGTGGTGGACTCACTGGAGGAGTATTACCTGCACCTCCTGGTTGAGCAGGTCCTGGAATATAACCTCCTGTTCCTCCACCTGAACCACCATTACCACCTTGTTCAGCATTATTACTTCCTGGTTGTCCTGATCTACCACCTAAACCACCTCCTGCACTTGTTTGAGAAAACCCTGATGAATTTGAACCCACTGTTCCAGGTGTTCTTGGTGATTGGTTACCTCCTGCACCACCTCCACCTACTACGATAGGAAAAGATGCAACAGTTGCACTTATACCGGTAGTATTTACCAATGGACTTGCAGTGTAAGGCACTACAGGTGATGTTTGAAATTCTCTATAACCACCAGCTCCTCCTCCACCACCTGAATAAAATCCTGGAACGGAACCACCTCCACCGCCACCACCACCAACAATCATTACTGACATAGCATTACACGCAGGCGTAGCTGCAAGTCCTGAAACTTGAAATGTTCCTGGGCCTGTAAATGTATGAACTTTAAAATTACCATCTTCTGTTTCTGTTCCGCCTGAAGCTATTATAAATGCTGATCCAGCTACTGAGTTAGATGTTTCTTGAACATTAATCCAACCTTCTGTTGCATCTACAAAAACAAAAGTAGCTGATTGACCATCTGTTCTTAAAAAACCATTAGCTGCTACACCACCAATTTTATTAGAGCCATTTGGAACAATTGTTAATTCGTTTGTTCCAAAACTTCTTGTGTAATCTGCAAAAGCTACAATAGCTCCTGCTGATCCTGCGGGTAAATTTGCAGTCACAGCTCCACTTGATGTGTCTACAAAATAACCTTCACCACTAGTTGCCGTGAATGTTGAAGTTTTAATAGAACCTGTTTGCCAATCTACAGAGCCTTCTCTACCGAAACCTGTTTGAGTAGCACCTGTTCCTAATTGTACAGTAGTTCCAGAACCACCAATTGTGAGAGTGGAACCATTTTGTTTATCAATTTCATTTACTTCTATTTTAGACAACGACTAACACTCCTGTTACTGTGATTGTGCCAGGCACAGTTATTGGTCCCGCAAGAACTCCGTTCTCAACAGTTTGTGTACCATCAATTGTACCTGCTTGATTTTTTATAAATTCATCAGGGGCCGTTCCGCCTCCTATGTATTGGATTCCGTTTACTATTGCCGTCATAATTCCTCCTACGAACTAATATCGTCTATGAATGAAGTGACAATATCTAAACTAGAAGCAGTATTACTTTTAGCTTTTAATACATCACCATTCTTTAAAACAATTTTTGCTCCACCTTGAATTAATTCAATCGCACTATTTGGTGGGACTGAAACGTTTTTAGCTAGAAAATGATCATTACTGCTATTTTCAATAAAAACGTCAACTAAAATAGTAGAGGTTAAAACATTGCAACATCTGATTCCAATAACTGCATCAAAGTCTCCACCAGTTATTAAAGTAACTTCTGATGTTCCAACATTTCTTTGTAAATTGTTTCTAAAATTTTGTGCCATATTTTATTCCTTTATAACGCAACAGCCATCGCAAGTGCAAAACCTGCTGAAGCTGCTCCTACTGGTGTGCCCGACGCATCGAGGTAAACCGTTTTTGCTGCAGGCATTGTACCAAATACATCTAATGTTCCGCCTGTAAAACTTATTTTAGATGTATTACCTGAAGAGTTATTTATAACTGTTGTTCTCTCCAAAGTTGTGGCGCCAGATAAAGTTCCGACTCCAATTTCAAACGTGTTTGTGCCCTGTTCAAAAATACAATAGTAAGTCGTATTAGAAGTTCCAATACCACTTGCAAAAGTTACATTACCTTGTCCAGATGGAATACCCGCAAGTGTGATATTACCTGTACCAGATGTTGTACTATTTTCTTTTACTCTGTCATTTATAACCAAAGCCATTTAATTCTCCCATTACGACGTTATACTAATAAGCGAATCTGTTCCAGCTGGTGTACCTGAACTTGTGCTTGGGAACGTGATTGTAAATGTTCCGTTTGAACAAGATTTTGTTCCACCAAAATCTAGAACGACGACTAACTTATCAGACGCTGAATTGTTGTATATAACTGCATAAGCTGCACCAAATGTTGCAGATGTAAACTGCGTTTGTGCAAAAGTCAGAGTTGCAACATTAGTTTGGTTTGCAACAACAGGACTATTTAAAGTATTTCCACCAGTTGTGTATCCAGCTCCACTAACTTCATTAGCCACTCCAGAAGAGTAAGCTGTGCTTGAAGTAGAATAGGGAGCCCCTGATCCAGCAGTATACAAAGCTAGTTTAATAGTGTTAGCTGTGAAGTTATGTGTTCCTTTCAATAATTCTTGTGCGAATGAGAAGGGTACTACGTTTGCCATTTTTTATTTTCTCCTATTTATAACTTGATGGTGATTTAAC